ATTATTAGCAAAAATTACATCAAATATATTTCTCCCTAATGAGGATGGGTTTGTTATAAGGCTGCCCCAAGTAACCCCGTCGTCTGTAGACCTTGCAAGTTGGCCTGATACCCCAACAATAACAAAAACGTCATTTCCGAAACATATAGCATTAAGGGCATAAGAAGAGTTGAATGGGTTTGTTATAAGGCTTCCCCAGCTATCCCCTCGATCGATAGACCTTGCAATTTGTCCGTTTTCCGCAATCGCAATAAGTACTTCATTGCCATAACAAAAATCTTGAATTTCGTTAGAGGTTCCGCTCCCATTCGTGAATGGATTTGTTTCTAACGGCCTCCAATTACTTACGCGCAAGGCATATATTCTTTTCAATATATCTTGCAAGTGACTTCCGTCTAAGGTGTCAGCGTCCTTACCGGCCAATGTTGACGGGAGTCGTGCAAGGGGGATTGTGCCGCTTGTCAGGTTGGCCGCATCTGAAAAAACATTATTAAGGGCCGTAAATATCTGGGTAGATACCTCTGCGTCGTAATCTACGCCGCCCTCTGTTAGAATATTCAAGAATTCGGCTACAAGTGAAGTCAAAACGGCCTGATACTTTATTCCGTTTTTTGAAAAATTATTCATGAAGAAATTATGGTGTTGCTTCGGGTAACCTTCCCCTGTAACATACCCTGTATTGAAGTGGGTTGCATCCGGTGACGTTATTGGGCCACTTGTGCAAAACTCATCCATTTCGTCAAATGTCTGTTGACCTATCATATTATAATAGCCTCCTTAATTAATTATTACTGTTGGGTTAGTGCAAAAAACATTGAAAATTAACCCGTAGACGTACACATATATAGAGCTTAATGCGGGCGTAAATGTGACTTCTATATCGTGCGCGGCATTCCATGCGATTGAATAACTCTCTCCTGTGAGGCTGAAAAGATTATCAAGCGTTGCTATTGATAACCCATTATATTTGATATAGGCAAACTTTTTCAATAGCGGACGATAAGCATCGATTGGTAACTTAACAAGGTTTTGATCAATGTCTGTGAAGCGCCCTCCGATCTCTGGAAAAGCCAAATCTCCAAAGCCATGATTAAGGTCAATCGTAACAGTATCGGGATCGTCAAAAAAAGTAAATTGATTGCTCGCCAGATACTCATTCGGTACGAATGGCCGCGGAAACCCAATAATTTTGCCTATTTCCTCAAGTTCTCTTTCGTAGGCTGTATCAATAGAAATAGTATACAAGTATGATGTAAGCTCTTTCGTATAGTCAAAACTAGATTGTATACCATCAATCATTGCCTGCGCCACTGGTCCATTGAATCGCTTCAACAAAAAATCATTCATTCGCGACTCCTTAAGTTAGATTGGCAATTGTTATATTGTCGGCTACTATTGAAGGGTACTTATCCCCATCAATTACTATCCTTGGGCCGTAAGTCACGTCGTCAAGGCTAAGTTCTGAATCTGAAATTTCAAAGTCAGTAAGTCCCTTAAATAACCCATCGATATAGGAGGATGGTAAAGCTTGCCCGATTAACATACTACTTTGTGCGGCAACAAGGGTATCTTTGACGAATGTTTCTTGACTTTCAGTTAAGGTAACTCCCGCCGGTATGTATATAGTAATGTATACTGTTTGGGCCGTGGCATAATCATACAAGAATGGTAATTCTTGATCTGATAATGTGGTATAGGCTTGCGATTCGCTTCCCATTGTCTCTACTGCAAGACGTGAATAGAATTCACGTGATATGTTGGGAGATGTCCCTAATACGACAATGTAGGCCGTCCGTGGAGGAATCGTGATACTTCCCTCCAGCACAAGGTCAACACTATTGGAAGGGTTGTAATAAGCCCTGCAATCATTGATAAGGTCGTCAGTTCCTTTCAAGTTTTTGACTGCCAAAACAAATCCATCTAGATTGTTGTCTATTATTTGACCTTCCTCGAATCGTAGTCTTGCCTTCTCGATTGTTTCGGGATCTCTTCCCGCGATGGCGGCGGCCGCATTCGTTACACTTGCAAGATTTGTTATTTGTGATTCAAAGGAATTAAGTTGATTTGCGGCAACTTCAATATTACCTAGTACATCCGCAGTGGCTAGTACCGTCCCTGTTGCTCCGGATAATAAGGTAACTTCTGTATTGGTTTCAAAGCTTACTCCATTAATGTAAGGAAGTTTTGACCCTGCCGGAATTACACAAGGTCCGCTTGCGGAAGCGATTACTGTAAGCGTTACTATTGAGTAAGTACCTGATAATAATGACGCTCCAGCAATGGGTAGTAAGTGAATCATTTGAGCATTATCGCAAGTAGCCACATTCAATGATTGTTGCGCTTGGTATAATAGTTGGTCTAACTCTGCTCGAATCGCCCCAACTGCAAGGCATTCTATCCAAACGGCATTTGTTAATAACGGCTTAAGCACAATTGGCGGACTTAATGTTGCCAAGGTTGCATTAATGTTGTTCAATATATCAAGGGCATGCTCGTTGGATCCTTTCGGTGTCCAGGTTTCTGCGTTATATGAGAAACTCATTTTATTGTTTCCTCACTGTCGTCTTTAATTTTTCATTTTCAATGGCATAAAACGGAGCGTAAAGGTCAGATAATCCCGCATAAGTAAGGTTATCTCTTATTTGAGCATCAATTTCTCCAAATCCAGTCTTTCCGGAAAGGAATCCAGGCCAGTCAACCCCGTGACCATTCCCCACTAATTGCGGAATAGCGTCCTTTTGTATGTAAGCGGCCATTTGCGCATTTTGTAGCTGCTCCTCTTCCCCTGTAATTATGGGGACACATCCATTAGAATCAACTTGATAATCAACGAAGAATTGATTATTAGAATCAGTATAACTTGTTAATTTTTTGTCCATATTTGTCCTTATTTCAAAAAACTTGCTACATTTGACTTTTTTGTATTGGCTGTAATATTGTCCGCCGTAAATAGCCCTATCGTAGCCGGGTTTGGCGTTACCGGACTTCCTACAGCTGCGTTAGTACTTACCCAGGATTGAAGGTTTGTATTGATCGATATTATCGCAGTCCAAAGGTCCTCAATCTGCGTGCGCATATTACTTACGCTGTTTTTTATTTCGATTAAGCTATTGTCGATGGCGATTCTGCTTGTAGCTGTCTTTGTTTCCACGACCTCCGCAGAGGACTCAATCGAAAATTTGTCTTCCGTGGCCTCGATCTTTGTTGTTGGATTGGCTGCAAAGCCTATCGGAAAAGCCTTAAGATTTTCTTGTTGATAGTGGAGCAAGTAATCAGCTTGTGAAGGTTGCTTTTTTTCGGCTATTGATTTTACAAAATCTTTCAATCCTAATAATAGCACACCATCGCCTATTTTTACATCATATTTCAATGAGAAATATGAAGAATTTGAAAAAAGTATTTCAATATTTTTTGTAATGGTTTTCGGCAATTGCTCTCCGTCATTATCCTTAAGAATAGTCAAATGCTCGACATCCACTTTTTTCTTGTCGCTGGAAATTTGCGTAATAAACCCGTAATCCACAATGAAATGCTTACCAATAATTGTATCAATCAAAAATCGATCGTCCTTATTCATGAAATTGGCTAACTCGTTCATACAAGCCCCCTACATACTAGTGTCATGTCATTCATTTCATCATTTGTTGAAAAAGAAAAAGTACTCGTAAGCACGATAAACTTATCTCCAACCATTATTTGACTACCAAACGCAGCCTTGAAAATTACCGGATCAGCTTGTACGATGTCTCCAGGTAAACAGTTGGGGATCCATGGCCCGGTTAATGTGAACACTCCCGCATCCTTTTTCGCATGAGTCAGATGTTTCAAGGTATGTGTTACCCCTGTGCCGCTGTCTTGAGCAAACACCCAAATATTCCTCCCATCGGGCCTAATTACTAAGTACGGAAACATTTGTTTCAGCTTATATACAAGGTCAATGGCATATCCATTGAACGCGAAATCAAGATTAAGTACTGTTGGTAGCCCACTAAGCCCGATCTTGATATTCATTTTCAATTCACTTGCAAGCTTATTTAAAATCGTCGTAAACGCTGTACCGGATGGGAAGTTAACACTTAATTTCGTTCCGACCCATTCTTGAAACTTGCCAATTAACAAATCAAAACAGGTTACCCCATCAGGGTTCGCGCTCTCTTGATAGGCCGTCAAGCATTGCCCGTATATAGTAGTCATTAAGCTGTTGCTGTACCCGGTTGTAATTTGAATGTATCCTACTTTGTCCCCATCAGTAGTATAATCGCTTAATGGCCGGCTAGCGTAGAAATTAGTAACCCTTAATTGGATATTGCTTATTACGGTTTTAGACCCGTACTCCCCTACTAGGCCTATAGTTGGCTTTTGTCCTATTTGTGGACAAAGTATTCTTTCTGTTACACCATCATTTGCAATAAGGTCAACATTGATTATCTTATCGAATAAGTCTATAACCATTTGATTATGTACACTCCTATATCTAGGATGTCATCGAAAGTTATTGAATTATTAGAGCCTACAATCAAAATTGAATAATCTAAAAACCTAGCCCAATTAAGGTTGCCTGCGTATATCCCTATTGGCCGCTTCTCTCCAGTCGGCAGAGTTACCCAACAATTCCATTGGTTAAGAAAATACCAAAAAGAAAATGCAAATACTCCGTCTGTGGTATTTGCTGAAAACTCAAACTTTTCAAGACCTTCCGCACTGATTGGGATAGGTACTTGGGTCATATAGTCAATCGTCATTTGCCTACTCCAGCAATTAAGTTTTCTATAATTGGGGTTATCCCGCCCTTATCAACTAATTTCTTTGCCAAGGTCTTATTATCTTTTGCCTGGGTAGTACCTACGTTTGAGGCCTTGCCGTCGCTTGTGCCTGATACACTATTTGCCTTTTCCTCTTGAATTGATGTCAAAGCTTGGATTGTAGTTAACGTATTCGCTTGAATAAGCGTCGCACTGAAATGCAGAGTATTTTGGTTGTCGGGTTCAGTTAAGAATTCAATATCTTCTATGCCTACTTGATGAATATAGCAATCTTTGTCTCTCCAGGCTACCGGTTGACGAGAAAGACAGGCATTTTCTAGCGCTTGTTGTTTTTTTCGCAAACTCGGTACAATCTTATTGGTGAATTCGTATAATTCCGCCTTGACGTATCCCTCTATCGTCCAGACAAAGACCTCCGGAGCAATGTTGTCGGTGAAGATATTTTTTTGTCCATTTGTGTTAATCAACTTCTTTTTCGATACCTCCGAATGTAATGACTTTGAGTACTTCTCCAAATGAAGGATTACACCCGCCAACATAGGATTAAGATAATACTCTGATATAGCCTTTGCTGCCTGAAAAGATACCGCGAAGGCCAAGGATTCATAACCCATTACAGAGGAACTTGACGCCTGATTGCTGAAAAAGGTTTCTGCCATTATCTACCCACCATACCCATCTGTTGCATTCGCATATTATATTCTAACGTCGGACTCTTCAATTGACTAAGTTTTTGATTATTGACGCTAACTGACTTGACATGCTCTTTATCCCCGATAATCTCAATCCTTACTTTGTTAAGAAACTCCGCGCCACTTTGTACCGATCGAGCGCCAAGGGTCGTCAATTGATTGAATGGGTTCAATGACCATTCCGGGTTGTCTTTTTGTATTCGGCTTAATGCTTCCGGTATTCCCCCGGCCTTATACCCTTCTTTGAAGGAATTGAAAAGCTTATCCTTTTCTTCTTTTACGCTGTCAATGATATACTCAAAACCCTTCCCCGATCGAAAAGCCCCAATTACATTGAATATCCATGTAATTGTATTGGCAATCCCCCGGGTTATTTCGTCGATGGACATGAATGTATTCTTGATCATATCAAGCCCAAGGTCGCCCATAATAGGGGCAAGTTTTTGCATAAGCTCCAAAAAGTCTTTCAAGGCCTTTCTTGCTTCCGGGGACATGCCCTTAAGCATTGAATCTCCAAGTTTGGAGAAGTACTCGACAACCATTCCCATGACCGAATCTTTGCCTTGAAAATACCCTATAATATCATCTGCGATTAACCAAATAGCCCCTATTGCGGCGGCGATTGCAAGTAACTGAGGAGCTCCCACCGTAGCCACTAGGCCTAATCCTCTTAAGGCGGCGGCTACCCCTCCAAGGCCCTTGACTACGTTAATGATTCCAAAAACGAGCTTTCCAGTGGTGAAGATAGCAAAACCCATAGCTACTTTTTTTGCAATTCCGCTCAATCCTCCCATCTTGGAAACAAAGGCTTGAATTATAGGGACTGTTTTCTTGACAGTGTTGTATATGTCCCTTATTAGTCGGCCTAAGTCCTTTGCAAAGCCCTTAATATTTGTTTTGATCAATTCTCGATTACTGATCGTCCATTGCTTAATTCCTCTCACGAGGGGCGTTAATTCTCCGGCTAGTTCACTCCCGAATAAGGCAAGGACCTCTTTTCCTGAATTCATTACGGCTTTCATTTCAACATCGAATTCCATTGCTTTCTTTTTGCTTGCGTCGGTAGTAAAGGTTAATGCTCGACTCTCGGCCAATATGTCAGATAACTTTCTATCTGACATTTGAAGGTATGTAAACATGTCTTTTCCCGCATCCCCTAACACATTTCGGACCAGTTCCCCTGCAGTCTTTTTGTTCTTCATACTCATGGCCTTTTCCATTACAAGACTCATCCGATCTGTGGAGGAAGCATTATTGAACTTGCCAAAGTCAACCCCCATCATTCCTAACGACTTGGCCAGGTTGACATCAACCTCTCCAAGCTGCATGCGATTAACCTTCTTTTCAAGGTCAAGCATTGATGATGTAAGGTTATCCGCAGATATTCCGGCAACGTTAGCGGTATTTCGCCAACTCGTTAACTCCATGCCTGAAACACTCAAAGACTTGGCCAATAGTCCGCTTCTACGCTCTAGGCTGCTCATAGTAGCTACGAAGCCGACAAGCCCCCCGGCCCCAAGGGACCCGAGTTTTGCAATAGTCTTTGCAAAGCCCTTGACATCATTACCTATCTCTTTAAGGGCCTTTTTACCTTTGTCGAATGAGTTCTTATCGGAAATAAGTTTAAGTGACGTCCAATAGCCGCCGATTTTCTTGCCTTCTGCCATTATTTTGCCTTTGCCCTTTCTCGCATCAGTTCATCAATCTTTGCTTGTGTATTCAATGCTTGTAAGCCATCTGTGTAGTCGTCTAAGTCCTTCGGGTCCCGGTGTAATTCCTTCAAAAAAGTGTAGTACCCAAACAAACTAGCTCTGTTGCCCATATTCCGCTTAATAATATTAGTTATGCTTTGGTCGCTTCCTTCGTTTGGGTATCTCGCGAAGGAAGCATGTATTTTTTTGATACGTGCGCAACGCATACCTCAATCAGTATTTGCAAGGCCATAGGGTATTTTTCAAATACGCTAAACACATCCCACTTGGTTGTTAAGTCGTTCATTATGAATGTTTCTATTGGTTCGTCGTCTAGCAGAACAGTTACAGCTTTCCCCATCACGCAATATCTTGTCAATAACTCTTGCGCCTCGAATGGTAATTGTGCGTCCATACACCGGCATATTTCCAATACGGGAGGACTCGCAAATCCTCCATCAATCTCAAAAGAGATTTGCTTGTATTTATTCTTCTTTACGTCAAGCAAAAAATCTCGCGCTAGGGCAGATACTTCGTCCGCCATCTCATGTGTATACTTCATTTGTCGTCCTTATAGATATTATTTTTATTTCTTACATATAATCAGCGTAAGTGAATTCAATCCCATAATCCGGTAAGTCGTTGCCTGCTATCTTCAAGGGAGGAGAGGTACAAAGACAAACTGCTAGAAAAGTACGTGAAAAATTCTTTCCATTCATGCCAAAACTACATCGTAGCGTGCCGCCGAAATTATCGCCGATCTTAAGCAACTCGTTTGCAATTGCTGTAATGTCACCTTTCATTGCATTATCAGTATGCTTGATACAGGAAAAAGTTATTTTTCCAGACCGGTTATTGTTTGTAATAGTTACACTGTTACCGCCGATTAACGGGACTACTTTTGCGTTCTCCATTAGCTGCGCAGTATTCAATATATCCCCTTCCATCTTGAAGCCGGTTAATGTGGTGGATGCTCCCCCATTGATTAGCGGGTGAATAAGAGCGAAACTTAAGTCACCTACCGATTGAACGCCATGTGTTCCCATAGATTACTCCTTATACTTGAATTGTTAATGTGCCGTATACCGTAACGCTCGTTACAGCGTCAACAAAATCCCCTTCCCATGCTTGCGGTATAGTTATCGAAGGTCCTGGAGGTAAGGCGTTGAAATTTGGAGCATTTTTTACGGTTGCGTTTGAAAACCGGCCTAAAGCGTTGAATTGATTCAACAATGTTTGCGTAATAAGCAGAATAGCTTGATATGTGTCGTTATTTCTCCATGTATTCATAGTGCTGATTAGTTCTGCGGTCTTAATCTTCCCAACAAACTCAATGAAGGCAATACACCATTCGGCTGCGGCGTTCTCCCCCCCAATCAATAAGTTTCCTTCCATCTGGGTTGCTCCAGTGCCGTTCCCGGTGTATGTGAAAAAACTAACTTTGGCGGCTTCAAGGGTTGCTCTTAATGCTGCGGCTATATTAGTCCCTCCGTCAGCGTCAGCCGTTCCAGATGCATCAATCACGTTGTTCTCATTGAAGAATAAGCTGTTACCTACACAAAAGCCGGTTTCAAGGTTGATTGTACTTAATGTAACTCCCAATTGAGCAAGGGCCCCATTTCTATCCTCGTCGCTGTGATATACTACTTTTGCAGTCGCATTTGACACGGCTAACACACTTGCAACTATTGCAATGGTCGCGTCACTAGTACTATACCAACATTGTGAGTATAATTTGTCATTGACTGCAAGAGTAGCCAAGGCGACAAAGGTCGCTGCTGCATTGGTGGCACTATGTACTAACTTGAAAAAAGCTTTTGTTTTGTTAGCCGTATACGCCGCCTCTAACCCTTCCGTTCCAAACTCGGTTAATACTGTATCATCCCACACAATAAGCCAGGCGGTAGAAATCTTTGTACCTGCGAAAAAATCCGCAAGCGCAGTTTTCAAAGTGCCTTTTGTAAGGCTTGTGTAGGTTGTCGCATTGACTTCTATACCTGCATTGACTGCGGGAGGAGTACCCTCGAAAAAGTCTCCATCTTCCGATTCACCTATGAAAATCATTACTTTTTGATACTGGACCCCAGGATTCGTGTTGTATTCCAGGGTAGTAACAAATTGCACATTGTTCTGTGCTATACTTCCGATGTATTCATCTGCCATGTATTATAATTCTCCTTTCGCGGTTACTTCCGTGAATAGTATTTGTTGTGTTCTGGTGCTTTGTTGCCATGTAATATATATCTTGGTATTCCAGGCGGTTACGTAATTGTCCCCATCCAAAGCGTATGAACTGGAGTAAGCTTCTTGCCCTTGGCCCATTATCTTACCGTCGAATTTTTGTAATTCTGATTGTACATCTTCTCTAATTATCCACAAAGGTACATTATTTGCTAGGGCCTCGGCTTGTGTGCCTATGAATTGAATGTCAATTTCAGCAATCTTCAAAACTATGGCAAAATTATAAGTGTTTGTTACTTCCTCGTCCTCAATAACCTCGGTAACTTCATTATCCCTATAGAATGGTAATCCGATTGGCGAATTCCTTAGTATGTTATACGCAATCCATGTTTTAGGTTTTGCCGAAACGCTTGTAGGGTTATACCAATTTCCCTGCTTCAAAACAATATATTTCTTGTCAACGCCGTAGATGGTAGCTAAAGCCAACCTAAAATTTTCATTGTTAAGGTTAATACTCATAATAGGCTAGCCTCGCCCAAGTCAAAATCAGGTTCTACCGTTAAGCTGCCATCGTCACCAGTTACTTGCACAACATCATAGTAGCTATACCCAGCCTCTTTCGTCCATGGGTTAATTCTCTTGATTCTATAAGTAGCTAAGTCCTCCGGGTTGTATACGAAGTTTCCAATCTTAAGGGGCGTATCGCTCCAAAGGTTACCACTTATTACCGTTGTAAGGTTGCCGCCAGTATTTCTTGTCTCTCGTGCGGCGATATTCTGAAAGCATCCACGAAAAGCCGTTGTAATGGCCGTTTCTTCGTCCCTGTCCTTAGTCCGATCAAAACCGGAATTAACGAGAGGTAGCATATCAAAAGACGTCAAATCAATGAATAATGCTTGAAAATTCATAAGAATATTGCCATATATACCCATTATTTTGACCTTCCTACTGTGTAAGTCACCCCGTTAATCATTTGTCCCGTGTCGATAAGCGGCTTGTCTTTCCACTTATCCTCATCTTGCATTTTTTGACTGGTTTTCGCCAATATAGTTGTTTCTGCGTTAGGTGAGTGCGTCCGGTAATATTCCCCTCTAACAAACTCTTGAACTCCGTTAATGGCCAGTACACCTATTCGATGATAATTTTGGGATTTGCCTTGAAACATATTAGTCCATTGCTTTTTTATCTCGGTTTCAATTTCTTTTCTGTTGGTCTCGATACCATCCTCCAAAAAAGCTCGCTTCGGGACCCCTTCACCTTCACAATGTTTCTTAGCTAATTCATCAAGAGTCATATCCGCCTTATTATGTGCCAATCCATCCGGATAGCCGATAAGAATCTCATCATTAACGACGGATTTCATGAGTAAGTCAAAATTAACCTCATTTCCAAAATTAGCCATATATCCCCATGACCTCCGGCGATGTCTCAATCATTTGCTTTGCCTTTAATCCAAAACCATTAGTGGTTAGCCCTTGCAATCCCGGTTGCCCTTCAATAGCTGCATAAGAAAGCGATACTCCCCCGATGTTTTTTGAAGTTAATGGTCGACTATCAAAATCGATGCCTATAACCTTACTTGGGTACATATCGCACAAATACCAGGCCACAAGGTAATTGTAGCAAAGAGTTCTTTTGTTCGTTCGGATGGCTTCGGCCGTTCGGCTCCACATAGTAGCTATTCCCGCATACTTCGTACTTACTTCAAGATATGCTTGATCAATATCACCTTGTGAAATGCCTGAAAAGTACCTTCCGAACGAAAAATCAAAACTCATTACTTAGCCGCCTTTTCTTTTTTTGGTTCTGCTGCCTTTTCCTTCTTTGCAAGCTCTCTTTTTAGCTCGGAAATCTCTTTGTCTTTTTCTGAAATTACCTCATCCTTATCATTGATTACCTTGGTAAGAGTTGCCTCTCTTAATTTTGCCAAATCATCAAAACTCATAAGCCCTGATGGCAAGCTATCAGAAATAACGTATTGCTTACTTGTTACCAGTGCTTGAAACACTTTATCGGTTTTCAATATCTCCAATTCTTCGTTACTTACTTCGATATATGCCCTTTTTCCGTATTTTTGCTCGTGTTCAGTGTAGTTAGCCTTGGGGATTATGACATCCCCAAAAGCAACTTCATACCTATGCTTACTCTGTATATACATTCTAGTCTCCTTTATGGGGGGTTAGCTATCTTTTCCAAACCCGTAGTATACTTTGACAGCTGCGGCGACTGGAGCAAAAACTCCTGCCGATCTTCTCAATTTCTTGAATTGTAAGTGTTGCTGGCCCGGAACTGTTGGATATACAAATTCTTTGATTGGCTCGCCGTACAAAATCAAGTCTTGTTTTTCTTCTCCGGGACCCGCTTCAATTTCGGGTGCTGCAAATATCAAGTAATCATACACCTCCGAGTTGAAGATAGTCGACTCTTTCAGCATTGGGTCAGAATAGAAGCTAAGACTAAGTTTCTTACCGTCTTTAGTCATATCTGTCTCAAGATTTCTGATCATGATTTCTCTTGCCGATGCTGGATTATATACATCACTGTATACCAGGGTGGCAAGTTTGTTGAATGCGTAAGGAGTCATACCGACCTTAACCTGATTGAATTTGTTGTCTGCGGCGGTCAAGAAGTCTGCTAACTTGTTAGAAAAGTCATTGTATATGGTAGAGCCCTTTGTTACATTTGTACTATCGGCTGCAATATCATATAACGATGTACCCCCATAAGAAGCCGCTACATTAACGTCAAGAAGCCCGACGGTACCGGTTGCAGAATTTCCATAATAGATTAGATAGGCTGTAATCATGTCCAGGACATAATCAGCATACTTTTGTTTTTCAGTTACAAGCATTCCTGCAAATGGGTTATCCGATTCAGTTTCTTTTGCTCTTTCAATTTCTTCTCTTGTGAGAGAGTAATTAACCATCATGTTAATAACAGAGGATGTCATAAGTCCCGATTGTACACCGATGTCTTGAGTTAATGAGTTGTCTGGGCGTCCTGCGGTTGACATTGCAGCAAAGCCGGAGTAATCCGCTAAGAACAATGTCATAGCTTCGGCCCAAGGTTTTGACCCTGTATAAGCTTTGACCATTTCCCTTGCATATGAGTAGCTTAATGGTTTTTTGTATATTCCTTGAAAATAACCAATATTCCAAGGAGCAAGCAATTGTGCAGGGGTATACACATCCGCATCCTGGACCATTCCGGCGGACTTGGTGACTTGCATATCGTACTTGTTTTTCAAGTAGTTATATTTTGGTTTCATCTGCACATTGAAAGGGTTTTGCTTGAATAAGCGGTCTATTTCCGCAGTATACCCCTCAACTCCGCCTATAAGATGAGAATCGCCCACAAAAACGGCCGATTCTGTAGCAAAGTCGTCAATCCCGAAATCAGGATCACTTGCCAGACCAAAGTCTAATTGACAAGACTTCATTTTGTATTTTAACGCGGGATTACCGTCTATGAATGCTTTGACGACATCTTTCACACCGTCAAACTGTTCTCCGAAATTAAGTTTCATGTATTATCGCTCCTTTTAGCCTGCTGCTGCCTCTGTTACTGTAACCGTATATGTCTTTGTTGTGTCGTCTGCGGCGGTGACTACGTAATCAACTGCACTTGTGAAGTTGTTAGCCGTTACACCACTTACTTGTGCTGTAGTATCGATCTTGATTGTATCACCGTTATGATCGAACTGTGCAACTAATGCCGTAACATTAGTACCATTAGGTACAGTGATTGCAACTACTCCGGTAGATTCTACTATACTACCTACGACTAAGCTACCGGCTACGACTACACCGAAGTAGTTAAGTTTTTTGGTGGAGGATGCAACACTTGTTTGTAATTCGGTATCGCTTAATCCCATATACATTAGTACGCTGTTAGTGTCAGGGTAATAGGCCATAACTTTAGCGTTCAATACATGGTACCCATTTGGTATAGCTGCGCCTGCTGCTAAGAACTCAATTTGTCCTGTATCGTCCTTATATATTACAATGCATCCCCTTACTGGAGTCGTTAAGGCTCCGGTGGCTACATGAGTGAAGCTCATTAACCAAAAAGGCCCTAATACAATTGCTGTTGCAGGCATTAGCGGCAATAAGTAATTGGGTTTAGCCGGGGAATTTTCATTAATCGCATTGTCGTTTTGTAATACCCCGATACATACGTCACTTGCGCCCATTAAGAACTGGTTAGGTGCTGCGGTTGCTTCGGAGACTACCCGGCCAAAATAGGCCACTTGTGTATTGGTAGTATCAATAATACCTCCGACTGTCAGAGGCGCTCCGTCATGATTGAATATAGGCTTGCCGTCCTGTGCGACAAGACCCTTGAATCCGACTGTTAATGCTAAGTTTGTTTCCATCTTATCTCTTGCCTCCTTTTACCTTGGAATTGAAAAAATCCATGAATCCTTCCTTTCCGGCATTGGCCGAATCCATTGTAATGTTTTGAAAACCCATTCCCGAATCGGCGACCGGTTGAGTTTTTTGGTCGCACTTTGGGGGATCGGCTGGGATGTTCGAATCCTGGGCCTTTGGCGGATCGGTCTTTGGTACCAAGTCACTTGGTTGCATGCCATTAGAATCTTGAGCGGGTGTTTTTTGTTGTGCTGCTGGCGCACTAGCTGCGGGAGGCTGTGCGGCCGGTGGTGTATTGTCTGTAGCGGGAGGCTGTGCGGCCGGTGCTGCTTGTCCCTGTCCTCCTCCGCTTATTGCCTGTGCTAAGGTCAACATCCCTTGGCCAAGCTTTGTCAATTCTGCTTGAATATATTCAAGCGATACGGCATCCTTTGCCTGTCCTGTAGTAATATCTGCCATTGTTTCTCCTTCTTTCATAGACTCAGTGTCTAGCTGCTCATACAACGAGGCCACTTTGTCAGCGGCGGCCTTTGCTACTTCTGGCGCCTGAACGCCTAAAGTATTCAAGTCCTCGATGTAGCGAGTCAGCATGTTCTTATTGTCCGACTCCGGCAAATCCGAAGCCATTTGCTTAAGTTCTTCTATCTTGTTTGTTTTTTCATCGTCCTTCATGTCTTTTTGATTAGCGAGTTCTTCGCACAATAGGCGAAACTTCCCGCCGTCCGAGTCCTTAACTCCAGACAAGAAACGCTTGATCTGTCTGATCAATGATGAAGCGTATTTTGTTACTTTCACGTCTCCCCCTTGACTATCTATAATACAAGCAACTTTCCCGCCCCTGGCCTTGGGAGTCATTGCAAGATGATTACTTAATTCGACTTCGACCATTATTATGTCATAATCCTCCCCCTTAGGAGAGGTCCCCTTTTCCCATCTAAAATTAGCATAGTACCCTGGGGATACTTCGTCTATTCCCACCATGTAGTTATTGATTGCTTGGTCATCCACCAAAGCAACTCTTGTTTTCAAGACTACTTCTCCGCTCTCATCGTTCCATTCTGCTTCAACGTTTTCACCTGTGAAGCCTATTGCATATTGCTTGAAGTTATTCCCTTCAACGTCCTCGGTAGGGTGGTTATTGGTAAGCGTCATCATTGAAAACTTGTCTTTGTCATTTGACAATACAATTGCGGGCCGGTATACCTTGTACACTGCTTTTCGTTCCGGTGCATCCGCAATATTAAGCTTCAATGACTTTAGCTCCTCGGCCCTATAGTTATATATTCCGGACCGGGCAATAATAACAGTCTTAATCAATTTTTTATCGCGCATCACATCCAACCTTTAATTTTCCAGTAATTCCAAATTAAAAAAATGGTGGTTCCGCATATTGTAAGAACGCTTAGAAACATCATTACTCCAAATACTGCCAAGTGTTAATCCTTCCCCTTTTGGGGAGGCGTTTGACCGTAATTTACGCCCAAAGGCCACCAAAAAATAATATCTAAAGGAGACTAAAATCTAATCATCCCATAGGGCAATAGCCCCACATCTACAATTATAATCAGTCCACCATTCCGAAGGTATTTCATCGATATTATACTCTTTGTTATTCCATGCATCATGAGAGGGCCTTACTGCTGCGTCTTTGCATGTAATTAATCTAACTCGCTTAACCCCTGCCGCACGAAAGGATGCAATTAACAAGGCCTTATTGAACTTACAAAATTGATCTCTGGCAAAAAAACGGGCCTCTCTGACAGAAGTCTTTTTCATATCTGTCATTATGTCCGATACGTTAAGCTCTTCATTTTCTCCAGTTACCCATTTTGTAAGTCGGTCTAAAAACATCCGCTTTAGGTCGTTTTGCTCGCCGTTAATTCTTTCTATTGCATTGCTGACATACAATTCAGTAATATCGTTAATCCTGGCTTGAAATACTGCATTTTTGTCTAGCTTATATTTCACTAGATTAACTATTGATTTGTCGTCCGCATCCTGGAAGAAATCACGAAAAAAATGATCGGATACGTCCCCGAATTGAGCATGTAGCCTATTTCTAAGTTTGTTGTAAGGAGCAATATCTTCATTTTTGCTAACCCATATCTTCACATTGCCTATAAGCTCTTTCGTTAATGGGTTCTTTGCCCCTAAGGCCTTAAGGTAATTAACCATACCGAGTAATGAATCTCTTACAATTACACCCGGCTTACTCTGCTGAACGTTGTATTCTTCCAGGTTGTCGGTTATTTCTTTTTCAAGCTCTTTCAAGTTTTTTTTGTATAGCTCGGCTACTGTCCGGGTTGTCTTGTCTGTCATGGTGATAGTTGGCGCGACAATCCCACGCTTACGCATGTTCTTATAGGCCTGGTTTGTTGCTACCCTCATACCATCAATCCTCGTCCGCCATTCAGATTTCCGAAAACATCCGGTAAGATACTTGTCTCGGTCGGCATTATTAGCCGCTCCATGTCCTCATCTTCAATCGAGTAATCCGGGAAGAATTGTCGGCCTTGTTTGATTGCTATATCCAAAGGCATTCCAGCGTTGACCATACCTGTTACGAATTGCGAGAACTTAACCCCTGTATCAGCTTTTTCAGTGTTACTTATAACCACCGGTGAATCAAATTCAATGTTGACCTCTTTCATCAGACTTGCTTGCTCGCTATTTCTACCAAAACAATCGATTACCATTATTTCAATAAGTGGTCTAAGCTGCGTTTTTACTTCACTTTCTATCATCTTAATTGTTTCAGATTGTTTCAAAGTTACGTCTTGTTCGTTATCCGCACTCATTCCCTTTGCTTGTAATCCAAATAACCCAGATACCGGAAAAGCACAATTTGCGGCCAAATCTTCTCGGTAAGTCTCAACTAGTTCCCTGAAGCCTGTATAAGTTCTTTCTATTACACTTATTTTTCCAAAACTGTTAATCGTTTTTGGATTGATCATTGACCAGTTACGCATTTGTTGGTCATTGGCATTACGGAACTCGGCCACGGATTCTAGTCCATTTTCCGCAATTATGCCATCCATAGGGAACTCATGAAACATCAAGCTCATCTGTTGCGCCATAATAGGAATTGAAGCTATAATGATTTGATAACCGACATATTGCTTAATCCACCCTTCATAATCACTATTAGACCAACCGAGTTGATATATAGCAGACCAGTAAGGCTGCGGGTAAGGCTTGATAATTGCTGCTCGCTTGCTGCATAGCTTTCTTGCTCCAAGGGGGATATAGAAGTGTTTCGGATTGAGGTAATCTTCTGCTGTTATGTTGTATTCCGGTACGGTTACCATATTCCACCGGTCAACGGTATAGAATCGACTTATTGACTTAGCATCGAGTACTCCGTTGTCAAGCAAATCCTCAATACTCATAGGGTAGCTTATATGATTATCATTTTTGAATTCAGGCACAATTGCGGCCCCGCCATAAATCAACCCATCCCGAATACCGGCAATAATTGCCTTGTCAAAACATAACTTTCTTGCATGATTGGTCAACCTATCTAAGTCATCAGGCTGTAGCCCATCAACAAACCTAAACCCATTCATCAAGGGTACTTTTGACTTCTTGTCTATGATCGAAGCTGCTAACCCCCGCGAAGCGTAATAACTTGTAGCCTCATTTGGCCCCATAGAAACAGGTGTAAATGCTGTATTGTATTGCCCTGGGTCGTTCAGCGTGCCGATATTGTTAATAGGATTATAGAATCCATCCTTAACCATATTACTGCTACGTTTTGCCCGTTTGACCAGGTTATCAAGCTTATCATTGATCGTTACTTTCTGTTGGTTGACAAGGTCAGAAAGGCAAATTGTATCAATACCAGCATTGGTATAGTTGTCTTTGACTTGATTATATTGGTGTTGTTTGATAGAGTCGATTTCATCCATTGAAAAGCTTACGCCTGTCACGGCATCCCGAACACCTTTTGATTGGTATTTTGACGAGATTATCTTGTATATCTCTTTGTAATTGATGTTTGTTAAGTTGTCGGCAATCTCTGTAATAGTTCTCAAATAGGCCTCTTATGCTGCTTTGTCGTCCTGTCCGTTCCGGCTAACTGTTCGGATGAACTCTAAAAAATCAACATCAGAATGCACTATTCTATATACAACGTATTCAAGCGAATCACAATAATGGTCCGGGGAACTCTCAAGATGCCCTTTTTCAGGTAATCCAAGTTTGTTAAATCCTCTCACCTTAAGCGCCATTGACATAGCTTTGCAGGTCTTGAATACATACATTAACTTAGCACAAAATAACTTATTGATAATGAATACCCGCTCTATAATTTTCGGGTTGCTCGTTCCCATCCTAAGCTTAATGTTATATATCTTGAACTCATTAAGATAGGCCTTCATTATCGTTTTTGACTGCCCGCCACAATCAGGAAAAAACAAGATTTCCTGCGTAGGAAACTTGTTTCTTAACACTTGCGGAACGTCCCCAATATTCGGAACGCTTTCATTGAAGCATACATATAGCTTCTTTTCTCGTTTGACTAATCCAACCGTCTTATTGAAAAAATCGTTAATGTCCTGACCTACATATATTGTATCATTAGGCATTAACTCAAACGGCTCACAATCATTGATTGTATCTATATAGTCCGGATATACCCGGCCAGTCGTCAAATTAACAAAACACCCTTCAAGGAAGGCTAATCTTTCATTTTCATTGTATAGCTTCCATCTATTAAGGAAATACGAAGGGTCATTATAAAAATTATCCTTCGTCTTGCCTCTAATCAGTATATATGGAGTCCCTATTTCCTCTAGCTTCTTAATTGTGCTATATATCGTCTTATAACCTTGTGCAGTGCTATAGAACGCTAGAAAGGGAGGGCGCCCATCAGGAAAAGCCTTACTACAACGTTCATCCAGGGCCGTAAATGCCATGGTTCCATATTCCTCATTAAGCTCGTCCAGTTCATCACAAAGAAAGGCATTGAACGTATACGCATATATGTCTGATGGGTAGCTTGTTGGTACCATAACGAACTTAACCCCGTTCAGGGTCAATATATGCGATTGCTTATTGTAGTCAAATACTTGACCATGTCGCTTGAGAATCTTTTCTAACTCAAGTAATATGGTCTTCTCTATTAGGCTAATTGTGGGGGATCCTACCCCTATTACAACATCCTGATATGCGTATTGCTCGGCTAAGTCAATGATCGTATGGACGATTGTCATGGATTTGCCGCATCTGTAACCACCGACCATCCAGAAATACCGCACTTGCTTATATATCTTAAGTGCTGATAGAAACATGGTTTGATGTTTCAGCAATACCATTGGATCAGGCAATTATTAGCCTTCTTTCTTTATATTCGTTTCAAAATTATCCATTGCTTCCAAGTCCGCTTGGGCCAGTGGTTCATGTCTTATTACCATTGGTGTCGAATTGATATTGTCCACCGTTTGAATCGGCAATCCGTCAACCCTGTTTTGAATCCGCTCAATCGCTCTATCCTCACCTTTCAAGGCCTTTTGAATGTCTTTGATACAAATTGCGGCTTTGATGGTAAGATTTTTCATCTTTGGATCTTCCATGAAGCTCTTCAGAACCGGATCACTTTCGGCTTGTTTTGGTGTAACCATCATCTTAAGCAATTGCTTATATATAGTCGAAAAGTTTCGGCTTCCCTTCGGGCGGCCATTTGGATTTCGTTTTTCACCTGGCTTAGTTGGAGGCAGTAAATATTTCTTTCTTTGTTCGTCTGCTGTCATTGAATTACTTCCGAATTATATTCGAATTAAGTTTATTCTATTTTCTATAGTTTTGTCAAGTGTTATTTGTTCAAAATAAATAAAAACCCAAAGTTACTACAATAACTTTGGGTTAAGGAGATTCCTTAATGGATTCTCTATTATTCAATGTAGTTAATAATATCAAATAATTAAAATAATGTCAATAGTTTATTTTCCATCGTCAAAATCTTGTTTTGCCCGCTCAATTAAAATTTCTTTTTGTAGTTTGGTTAGCTCTAATTTTGCTAATTCAAGCCCTACAATATTGTCAAGGTACTTACTAGCTATTATTGAGCCTGGATAAGTAACTATATGAGCAAGTCTGTCAAAAATAATTTTTTGAATTCTTTCTATTGCACAATCTAGTACGTTAATCGATTCCTCTGGAATTAGTACAGACCATCCTTTTAGGTCACTCATTATATCACCTCAATATAATCATTATCTA